TATAAAGTTTTTAATAGTAAAATAATTGATTACAAAATCTCTAAAGGAGATTTGATTTATATTCCAAGAGGTGTTAAACATAAAGTTATAGGTATTAGTCCAAGAATAGTTATGTCGATTGGATTTTTTAGCGAAAGAATATGAAAAAAAGAAAAAGTAAAATAGAAAATTTTATAGGAGTATATGATGGATATATTCCAGACTCTCAGTGTAATGACGCTATAGATTTATTTAATGAAAAAGAAAAATTAAAAAAAACTTACGATAGAATTTTAATAGAGAACACTACTAAAGATAAAAAAAACGACAAAGCCATAGACATTCAATCTTGTATTGAATGGCCAACACGTTTTAAACCAATTATGTTAAATATAGATCAAGTTATGAATCATTATTCTAAACATACATCTATAAAAGAATTTTATGATGTACCTAGTTTTGAATATACTTACATAAAAATTCAAAAAACATTGCCTACAGAAGGTTATCATGTTTGGCATCTTGAACACGGTGAGTCTATGGATTCTGCTTTTAGAGCTTTAGTTTTTTCTGTTTATTTAAATGATGTAAAAGAAGGTGGTGAAACAGAATTTTTAAATCAAGCAATGAGAATTAAACCAAAAAAAGGAAGAGTAGTTGTTTTCCCTGCTGGCTTTCCTTATGTGCACAGAGGAAACCAACCTATAAAAGGTGAAAAATATTTAATGACCTCTTGGTTTTTATTACCTAAAAAATAATGATGGATTTAAAAGTAAAAGATTTAATATATAAAAAAAACAATATCATGCCTAAAGAGGTGTGTAATTATTTTATAAATTTATTTAAACAAAATATTGAAAAAACTCAAAAAGAAGCAAGCACTAAACATATTGTAAACGAAGGTTCGGCATATAAACTAGATAACTTTAAATCTCTAGATTTATCAAAACTATATAAAGATAATCCAGAAATAGAAAAAGCTAAAAATTTAGCTTTTAGATATATTGAAATGATGATTTTAAATTATACTCAATTTTTAAAAATAAAAATTACACCTGTTATTGGTAATTCTTGGTGGACTACAACCGCTAATATTAGAGTTATGAGATATCAAGAAGGAGAACAAATTTTAGATCATTTAGATGTTAACAAAAGAAACAGGGCTGCGTGCACTATAAATTTAAATGAAGATTATGAAGGAGGAGAGTTTAGTTTTTTTTCTGGCAAAGAGTTATATGCTTTAAAAACAGGAGATTCTGTTATGTTTCCAGCAGAACCTATTTTTATTCACGGAACTAAAAAAATAACTAAAGGCACTAGATACAGCATCAATTGTTTTTTATATAATAAAGATCAAGATAGAGATTGTTGTGGTAGTAAATAGTTATGATATTAATGAAATGTATAGAAGATAAATTTTTTTATTTTCAAGATTTTTTACCTAAAGAAGAATACAAAAAAATTCATAATGAAGCTTTTAAAGAAAGAAAGAAATTGTTATTTAAAAATGTAAGTGTTTCTTGGAATAAAAATTTATATCAAAATTTAACTGAACCGATGAGGGTAGAAATGACTCCTGAGTATTTTGCTAACTTAGCAAACATATGTGGTAACCTTCCTCACATACATTTAAATGCACAAAAAATGCGTTTTACTATCCATTATATGAAAAAAAATAGTGGTATAAATTGGCACTCAGACGAAGGTCATGATTATGCAATTACATATTATTTAAATTACAAATGGAATCAACAGTGGGGTGGTGAGTTTATGTATCAACATGAAGGTGAGTTTGGTTTTATTCCAATTATAGGTAATTCTGTTGTAATAATAAAATCTCCTATGATGCATAAAGTAAATACTGTATTATCTCCCATAATGCCTAGATTATCTATTCAATCTTTTATTTCTCCAGATAAAAAAAGATAGATTTCACATATAAAAAATAGTACAATCATCTTTATTTTCTTATATAAGGGGTTTATGTTACAAAAATTAGGATTTCTACCCGGTTTCAACAAACAAGTTACATCTACAGGTGCTGAATCACAGTGGACTGGTGGAGAAAATGTACGTTTTAGATATGGCACACCTGAAAAAATAGGTGGTTGGTCACAATTGGGAGAGAGTAAATTAACTGGTGCGGCTAGAGGTTTGCATCATATGGTTAATAAAACAGGTATTAAATATTCTTTAATTGGAACTAATAGAATTTTGTATGCTTATACAGGAGACGTGTATTATGACATACATCCTCTAACTAATCCATTAGGTACAGCTATTACTAATGCTTTTAGCACGACTAATAATGACCCAGAAGTAACAATAACCTTTGCTACAGCTCATGGTTTTGAAACAGGAGATATAATATTATTCGGTGACTCAAGTACTTTTAGTTCTATCACTAATTCTAATTTTGGAGCTTCTGATTTTGCCGATAAAAAATTTATGGTAACAAGTGTTCCTTCAGGAACTACAATTACTATTACAATGCCAAGCAATGAAACAGGAAGTGGCGCGACGACTTCTGGAGGTATAACTTATTTTCAATATTATCATGTTGGTCCACCTGATCAGGTCGGAGTGTTTGGTTATGGTATATCGCAGTGGGGTGGTACCGTTACTAATCCACAAACTACAACTTTAAATGGTTCTTTAGGTGATAATGCTTTTGGAACAGGTGGGTCAGGAACCACAATTAACGTAGCAAGCACCACGGGTTTTCCAAGTGCCGGTACAAATTTTATACAAGTTGGAACAGAAGAAATATCTTACACAGGTTTAACAGCTACAAGTTTTACAGGGATTGTTAGAGCTGTTAGAGGAACAACTCGAGCTGCTCACAGCACCAGTGCAACTGTTACTAACCACAGCGGATTTTCGGGATGGGGTCAAGCAGCAACAACTTCAGACAAAGTTGCAGAACCTGGTATGTGGTCTATAGATAATTTAGGAAGCACAGCTATTGCATTAATATTTAATGGTGAATGTTTTGAATGGAATTCAGATTTAACTAATGCTGTAACTACAAGAGCAACTATTATATCTGGTGCACCGACAGCATCTAGAGATATGTTAGTATCTACTCCCGATCGTCACTTAGTATTCTTTGGAACAGAAACAACTATTGGTGATAAGACCACTCAAGATGAAATGTTTATACGTTTTTCTTCTCAAGAAAACATTAATGACTATACACCAACAGCTGAGAATAGTGCTGGTACACAAAGACTGGCCGCCGGATCACGGATCATAGGAGCTAAACTTGGTAGAAACGCAATCTATGTTTGGTCTGATACATCTTTATTTACTATGCGTTTTGTTGGAACTCCGTTTACATTTGCATTTGAACAAGTTGGTACTAACTGTGGATTGATTGGTAAAAATGCAGCTGTTGAAGTTGACGGCGCTGCATACTGGATGTCTGACAATGGTTTCTTTAGATATACTGGTAAACTAGAATCGATGGACTGTTTAGTTGAGGATTATGTTTATGACAATCTTAACACCACGTCTAATCAAATGGTCTATGCAGGTATTAACAACTTGTTTGGAGAAGTAACATGGTTTTATCCAGAGGCTAATTCAAATGTTAATACTCAGTCAGTCACATATAGTTATCTAGACTCTACTGCTAAACGACCTATATGGTTTGTAAATGCAAGTCCTTTATTTATTAGAACTACTTGGCAAGACTCAGCTGTATTTGGTTTACCTCATGGAACTCAATACGATGCAGGCACTGATACATCCTTTGACGTAACAGGAAACACAGAAGGAATTTCATATTACTATGAACATGAAACAGGTGTTAATCAAGTAAGACTTGGAGTAACTACAGCTATTCCAGCTAACATTACATCAGGTGATTATGATATTACACAAAAAGTTGTAAGAGGAGCTGCAACTAATTTAGGTGACCTTAGGGGTGATGGTGAAAATATTATGAGAGTTAGTAGAATTATACCAGATTTTATATCACAACAAGGAAGTGCTATTATACAACTAGATTTAAGAAATTATTCTAATGATGCATCAGCTAGCTCATCATTAGGACCTTTTACAGTAACAACTTCTACAAGCAAAGTAGATACAAGGGCTAGAGCAAGAGCTATAGCCCTTACAATATCTAATACTGCAGTAGATACTAGTTGGAAATTAGGGACTTTTAGGTTAGATATACATGCTGGAGGAAGAAGATAATGTCAGTAGATAAAAAAGTTAATTATGATGTACAAGGTGGTGTAAAAAACTATCTTGGTAAACAAAAAGAAGTTAAAGCTCCTTTAAAATGGAAATCAAGTCCCGATAATCCAGAAACAGAATTAGCTTATATTACAAAAGCAGAAAAAGATTTACTTGTTAAGCAAGATTTACATGGTTCACTACAAGGTGGTGTTAACAGAGGACCATCAGGTATCATGAGTTTAGATGGTTATGGATCGTTTGATTCTGATGACCCAGGAAAAGATACAGGTATGTCTGGTGCAGCGACAAGTGCAGCTGAAACAGGTAGTACAAGTGCTTCAGATATAAAAGATGTCCAAGCACAAATGGGACAAACAAATTTACCGCCAGGAGTAATGCCACAACAAGCTCAAGATTATCAACTTGCAGCAATAGCAGCTGGAGCAGGTCAAAAAGTTAATCCAGGTTTTTTTGATGACAGAAATACCGTAAGTCCTTCTCAATTAGCAGCAGCCAAAGCATTTAATCCAACTGCTTTTAAAAAAAATCGTAAAGGTGGTATTATGGACTTTATTACGAGCGGTGGTTTTTTAGGAAGCATAGTTAGAAATGTTGGACAACGTTTTGGTTTAGGGAAAAAATATAATGAACCTACTTATGACATGAGTGGTATTAATACTAGAGTGTATGAAAATATACCGGGTGTTTCTACAAATCCAAACTACTATAATGATCTTGATAATGAATTAATGTTATCACCGGAATTAGATGAATTTGATGCCGATACGTTTGATGATCAGGTAAATCTAAACAATGTAGCGTCTTTAATAGAAGCGTCAAAAAAAATGCCTGAAAACTTAGGTGGGATGTCTACTGATAGTTATCCAGTTCAAGGAATTGAAAAATTAATGACTCCAGAAGAATTAGCCATAGCTTTAGCAGATGAAGAAATTTAATGGCAAAAATAGTACAAACATTAACCAGAGCAAGCTCAGAGTATGAAGAAGATATAGCACAGTCTTTGGTTAGAGACTTAGATGCAGTGTTGGAAAAATTAAACACTACATTTCAAGAAGAATTAAAACAGGAGATAGAAGCTAGAAGTTTCTTTTTAGATTAATGGCAGTAGTAAACCAATATAAATTTGCAGGCATAGATAATAGTACA